CCCCTGCCAAATAAAGTATAGTATTTGGATTTTCTTTTATTCTTTCCCTACAATACTCATATAATTTTTCAAAAACCCCCCTATATTCTTCATGTCTTTTGAAATTACGTACATGAACATCTGCTATATGTAAAATCTTTTCTACTTTTGAAATTTTGTTGGTATGTAATATTTCCTTAACCATATAAAACCTTATATTTAATAATATCGTATGAGTCCATAGAATTTGATTCTAACTTTGCATTTAAAAAATTATCAAATCCCATTTCATTAACATCTTTTTTATCTAAATTAACTATAGATACATTTATTCCTTCGGATAATAGATATTTAGCAATTTGTGATGCATTTACTCTTGCATCCGAATCTAAAGCTACTATAACTTTTGGGGGTCTTCTTAATATAATTTTTTCTTTCAAAACATTTGGTAATATTTTACCAAAAAGTGGAATTGCATTAAATCTGGCAGTTATTGCATCGAAAGCGCCTTCAACTAAAGTTATCGGCTGATTCCAATTTATAAAGGATTCAAACCCAATTATATCTTTACTAACTTTTGGATTTTTATGTTTATAAATATCATCATCAAATATAGTTCTCGTGACGAAATAATTTAATTCATAATTTTCATCAAAAGATGGTATAACTACTCTACCTGAATATTTTCCACTCGAGCAGTACCCTATATCATAACGTAAAAGATCTATTTTACTTAGTCCCCTATTTTTTAAATAAGTTATCGCGTGTGCTAATTCTTTTTTAAGCAGTCTATCCTTTATTTTAGAATAATCAGATAGTTTTATGTATTCAGGTGGTAATACTAAAACTTGCTCAGTTTGTTCACTATCATCTTTAACATATAACTTTCGTGTTCCAATTATCTTATACAAAGTTTCATAGTCTTGCTTATTTACTTTTTTTAATCTTTTAAATAAACCTTTAATATCTCTGCCTTTAACATTACTAACCCAACAATGCCACGGGTTAGTACCTTTGTTATTAGTAGTTAAGTCTATCTCTAACTTTGGTTTATAATGGTCTACAAACGGAGAAAAAAAGGCATAATTATTTCCTGATGTTTTTCTGCCTTTTCCCAAAACACGTTCTAACAATACGAGTAAATCGTAATTTACCATAAATACACTTTATCTAATATAAAACTTATTATAATATACGATTTTTTTATGAAAATTACAAGCACTTTTTTAATTAAATACACTCATTTAACCACTCTTTGGGTATTTCTTTTTTAGCCCAAATCCATCCCTTTTTATCACAGTATTGTGCGTAAGTAGTTTTACTACCTTTGTATAATTTTGCATTTGGATTTTGAAAGACAAAACGAATATCTATGGTAGGATATTGATCAAATATTAAATCAAATTTAGCTCTATCCGTTTTAACCCAACGCCCTTTCGATTCTATAAATAATTTATTGCCATCCTTTTTAATTAATATGAAGTCTGGAGTATAATTGTGTTTAGTTTGCGGTTGTATGTAGGATATTTTTTCTGTCTCATAACCATATGTTTTTTTGGATTTTTTAAGTACTTCGTTTATATTATCTTCTAATCCACTTCGGAAACCATGTTTAATTGCAACTTTATTTCTATTCATTACATGTCAAACCTTATTATAATATTTAAATCTATATCTTTTCTTTTCTTTATGGGATTAGATAATTTTGCAACAGCCAATAATTGATCATCTTCGTCATATAATCCTATCGTTGTAAAATACGGTCTAAAGTTTGTATTTGACATTACTGACTTTGGTTTAAGTGAATTGTTATATTTTGTATATGTAGAAGGATTTTGTGTTGAATTTAATTCTGTTTTAGGTATTCTACAAACAATTTCATGTTCATAAAGAGTAGTTGATGTTTTAAATTCACCATCGAATCCGTCTGCTCCATCTTCGTAATCAAATCGACCAGTTTTACCTAAAAACGCATTTTTATATTTAGGTCTAAAGTCTGAAATCACAGCTATGCCTTGGTCGTACATTATAGTTCCTATTTTAGCTGTTTGATATGCCGAACCAGTATAAACGCTATTGTGATTGAGATAATATATTTCTGTTGAATTTAGAGCTTTTCTATAGACTTTGATTTCATCCAATGACCCCGATAAATAGTTTTCATTTTCACCAAACCCACCTATACAGAAAAAATTATTGTTTTGAACATTGTTCATCATAGAATATGATTGAGTCACATTCAGTTGTCCATTCAACCAAATTTCATACATACTACCTGTTTTTTGACAAACTACATGATTCCAAGTATTTGGCTGTATTGGTGTTGCTGCTAAATTTATTAGTTCTACATCTGAACTTTGAGCAAATTGTATTGAGTGTGGAGAATTGTCAGTTCTATTTGTTATAGATATATCAAACGGAAAATGACCAGATGTTGTATTTACTTTTACTACCTGTGTTCCATTTTGACTTGAATAAAAATCTTTATTTGTTATTGATCTTTTATTAAAAATTGGATTTTTATTTGTAGTTTCTATAGACTGTGTTGGGGGTATATTTAACCAAAAACTAAAAGAAAAATCCATATTATTATCAAAATTAAACAACTCGTGCTTTTTAACCTCTAAATGAGCACCGTTAAACTTTGCACATACTCCTGTAGGAACCGCTGTATCCGTTGTTGGTATTCCAGGTCCGTAAGATACTAATTTTGGATTTGATACTGTTACTTCATTTAAATTATTAGATGAATCTATTACATAAGGCATTTTTTTATTTATGAAATTATATTCTCTATACTTTTCATTAAATCCAACCGATAATAGTTCGTATCTATAATCTACTAAAGTAGATGTATCAAACGTTGTATCTATAAGATTTCCGTTTCCATCATCTTGTATTGTGTAGCTCATATTTGGAATTGAACTGTTTACTTTTACCGAGAAAGTATTTTCTTTAACTCCCTCACCAAATAACCTTCTTGGTAAAATTAGTAGAGACCCTGTATCTGATAATACATTTGATAAGTTTTCGTCTAAAGCTGTTGAGGAAATTTTATCTGTATAATAGTCTTTATAGAAATTATGGTCTAAATAATACCAAAGCAATCTAGGGTCTATCTTTTGATATGTATATGGGTTTGAATATAACGATGAAGATATATTCATAACATTCCCAAAATATTTATCGTTTTCAGGATATAGGAATCTATAAGCGTTTATTACAGGAGCGTCCTCAACATAATTAGCGGATTGAGCTACTATTGAAACATAATTTGTTGCCAATTGTTGCATCCACCTCTTTATCATGTCAATCCATTTTATGTTAGCAGTTTTCCAAATTACATCAAAACTTTCGGCTGATGCACCTGTATCAACTAAGTTAAAATCTATCTTCCAAGTTTTGTTTGCTATAAATGGGCGTATATTATAGTCACCATTCCTAAGACGTTTAAAGAATATATTTATACCACCATTTTTCATTTATTATGTAATCCTAAGTTTGACATTTATTACATATTCTTGACTACTATCTTTTAAGAATGGTCTTGAAAATTTACCTATTGCTAATAATTCATGTCTATTATTATACAATCCGATTGAAGTTATGTAGGTTTTAGTTGTGTTGTTTAATTTATCGTAATACACTTTCCAAAAAGAACCACTCACATACGTATAATTATTAGAGTAATTGAATTCGTTTCTATCTATTCTACAAAAATAATTTTCATCAGCATATAATTCAGATGAACGCATATACCAATATTCATGCTTATTTCTTACAGCATTTGGAGCACAGGAACCACTAAGTGATAAAAATAATTTTCTTGGATTATCGCCATCTATAGAAGCGGTTACAGTATTAAATGAACATGAAGCGTCCAACATCTCACCATTAAGTATTATTAATCCTTTGTTTGGAAAAACTAGTCCCCAACCTTCAGAATTTTCATAATCTACAGGTCCATCTTGTATAGTACCTGATACTAAATTGTAACACTCATCGGTAGTTTCAAATGATGATGAATATACTTTAGTGTACATAGAATCATCTATTAATGTAAATATTATGCTAGAACTAGAATTAAATCTAACATTACTTCCTGTATTTATCAATTGATTTGAACTTGATGATATTGGAGCTAATGTGATTTGTATATTTCCACTGTTCAACTTGTCTTTAAAAGTATGTCTATCAAACTGTAAAGCGTAGAAGTAATCACTACCATTTCCATTTTTAAATTTTATCTGTTCAGCTCCACCAAAACATTCTGCCATATATTTTTTATACATGCTTTTTGCTGGAAGATGATCTACTTCAGTTTGTGATTCTATTTTTTTATACGATGATCCTGAACCTGATATATGGGCATATGTTATGTCAAATATTTTTACTGATCTTATATCTTCAATCGGTCTATTATGTACACTTATAAAATATTTACTATTGTTTGAATTTGGTGTTACACTATAAAATTGATTAGTTCTATCTGATTCTGCTAAAAATAATGGTTTAGTTATATGAAATTGATCAGATACGGAATAATCGGAATTAAAATCAAAATTTTTGTATACCATATTGGGTGATGGTATTATTGGTATTGGACTTATCTGCGAAGCATCAGTATCCCCACTAGGCGCTGTATTGGGGAGTGTTGATACAGCGTTTTTAGCAGTAAATGGATTGTTCATTATTAGTGAACCAAACTCATTTTCGTTTAGTGTAAATTGGGAA